TGAGCAGCGCCATCTTTTAATAAAGCTTCACCGAGTTTATTAGCAAGACTCGCAACAGTAGCCGCTCCGTACTTTTCGAGCCCGATTTTGCCAAGCATGATGCCAGCTGCGCCTTTGTAATCGCCTGTTTTGGCTCCGTAACCCAAAGCTGCGACGCCCGTTATGGCATTTGTAAGACCGAAGTTTTTATTTGAGGCCATCCTATTCAAGCGGTCATTTACGATATTGCTAATGCTTTTTGCGCTTCCATATTCTTTATTGGCCTGAATAAGAGCTTTTCCGTCTTCGCCTAAGTCGTTTAATGATTTAAGATTGATTTGATTTACAGTATTTCTTGCAGATGAAAACGCGGCCTCTTTTGCCGGCTCTGGATTCATTGGATTTCTTGAGTAATTTATCGTTTTATCAATCGCAGACTTAACATCGTTTGTTTGCCGCGGCGTCATTGGATTTCTAATATCTTCAGGACGAACAGGTCTTGTCGGCTTTTCTGGTGGCAATGAAAATTGAGTTTGTCCCGTTCCTTGTTCGACTATTTTTCCTTGTGCATCGATATAAGCTCTAGGCACAAGATCAGTTCCAGTTGCAAAACCTTGCTGTCCTTCGCCTAAGTGTAATTGTGTATTTGTATTGTCTAAAAACATCTGTTGTTGTAGCGGCAACAGATCGTCACCATGAGGCGAATTAAATCCTTGAGGTGGTCTCGTAGGTAAAGACATTAAGTCCATCTGCGTGCCAAACTCTGATTGATTCGGCGCCATTACATTCGGCGGCTGTCCGTTAAGCTCGACTTTTGAAATTCCTTCGCCAGTCTTTTGTAGATCACTGAATATCGGTAAAACTGGTTGATTTAGGTCTTTTCCAGCTTCGCCAACTTGATTTATGTAAATCTTTTTATCTTTTAAAAATTGTTTTAATTTAGGCAAATACTCTTGAATCTGAGAGCCATATTTTTGCATAGCCTCTTGCATAGGTTTATTGCCGTGAGCATTTGCAACTTGGTCTAAATATGTTTCAAGTTGTGAAATAGCAGCGTCGCCGCCAACAGTATTGGCGAGTTCTTTTTTTGCTTGATTTAAAACCGCTGCTTTGTCACGTACAGGATCAAAACCAGTTTTGTTTAACTTTTCCTTAAAGGCTGCATCAGCATTCTGATAAATTTCATCAAGCTTTTGACCGACTTGTTTTAAATGTTCATCGACTTTTGCAGCTATTGATTCGTAAGTGTCGCCGGCCTTAATCAATCCGTTATCAAGCGCGTATTTACCAAGTTGATCGGCGTCCATCGTTCGGTAATCTCTTAAAACTGGACCAACCGCTTTAAAGGCTGCTTTCTTTGCTAAATCTTTTGAAAAATTACCGACTGCATTTGCCGCTGAACCGACTACTTTTCCGAGAACTTGACCGCCCATTTCTCCCGCTGCGCCTTCTAGTGCTGCTTTTCCTTGGGATTTGGCTATGTCAGAAACGTCGCCTTGATCTTCATTAAAGAACATTTTATTAAGGCCACGCTTAAGTGATTCGCCTGCCATAGTTCCAGCAGCAGCCAAAGGAACTGAGGCCACCCCTTCGCCAAGCAAGGCTCCACCAATCATGCCCGCGGTAGGTAAAGAGTTTATAGCCGCATGACCTAAATCACTCGCTACTTGTGGAATATTAGAATAGTCATAACCTTGGGGATTTTGTGGTCCTAATTTCTCAGATAAATACTGGTCTGGGTTAAATCCAGAAGCTTGTTTTTCTTTTAAGTATTGATCTGGATTAAAACTCATAGACCATTCGCTTTCAGAATTTGCGCTGCTCTAGGGTCATTCGGATTCGATTTGGCCCATTGAACTGCTTGATCATCTTGAGGGTGTGAATTTTGAAGCTGTTCTTGTTGATTGAAACGATTCAAATATTGATCTTGATAACCTTGAAAAACTGGATGCTTTCCATAAGTAGATTCATAAGGTTTTAAAATTCGTCCGTAGCGATCTGAAATAACCGCTTTCGCGTCTTTTGTTAAAGAATCTGTGTAATCTTTCATTGCTTTAACAAATGCCCCTTGATCGGCTGCGATTGGTTTATTTGCAAATTTCTGAGCTAATTCAGCTAAAGATTTAGGAATAGTACTAGGATTTAACCCCTCGAGTTCATGAATAGACGGAACGCCGCCAGATGCAATTTTCGCTACCTCGGACGCCACTAATTGAACTTGCTGCGGATTTAACTTATTAGGGTCTCCGTAAAGATTAACGAGAGAATTAACTTTTTGAGCAGCATAAATATCTTTTTCAGCTTGAGCTGCGGCTGGACTTCCGCGCATTTGCTCAAGTCGCGATCCGATTTTATCAAGTTCAGCGATTTGTTTATTATTCGCCATTTCATCGCGCTTAAGTCCTCGCTCAGCTCTTGCATCGGCATGAGTTTGTTGTCTTTCTTGCAAACTTGAGAATTGTTCAGGAGTTAAAGCCAAGCGTTGAGCGTGGTCTAATAATTGTTTTTGCAAATTAGGATCATATTGATCGGGCAATTGAGCAGCTTCTAAATGACCGTCTTTAATAGCTTGTTGTTTTGCCGCAATCCATGAAGCTTGGTCTCTTACTTTCGCAGGATCTAAGCTCTGAAAAGTATAAGCGGCATCGGCTTGTTGCTTCTTCTGCTTAGCCTCTGCTTGTTGGGCGGCTTGAGATGCAAACTGTTGTTGCGCCTGAACTAAGTCTTGACCGCCTACTGCTGAATTTGGGTTTTTTGCTAAATTTGCAATAGCTGAAATAGTTTTGGTTGGATCATGAGAAATTGAGCCATCAGGATTTTGTGTAATACCGGCATTAAATGCGTCTTTTAAATCTTGCTGTTTTTGCTGCTCTTTTCTTTGCTGTTGTCTTTGATAGATCATGTCAGCCATGTTTAGGCCCTTGGTGATAGATCCACTTACATCAATAGGCTGCTGCTGAAAGAAAATTGATGAATCGACTTGCGCCATTAGTTACTTCCCCAATAATTTAATTGTGAACTTGGCTGATTGAACGAATAGCCATTAGATTGTGGAGTTGCTTTCGAAGTTCCACCCAAACCACTTAATCCGCCAGATGCGTATAAAGCGCCAGCCTGTAGAAGCTGACCAAAATCTTGAGATTGTCTATTTGCTCCTGCTATTGCACTTGAAGCTTGAGCGTTTCCGAAGTTGATCGCATTATTTCCAACCGAATTTCCATATCCTCCGGCAAAATTTCCTAAGCTGTTAGCGGCATTAAATCCATAATTAGCTAAAGTATTTTGTCGATTAAATGCGTTCTGATATTCATTTGAGGCATAATCTTGTCCATACCGAGAAAGCTGTTTTAAAGCAGCGCCCGAGCCGTACATCCCTCTTGCTGAGAGGGCGTTGTTAATTGCCTTTTGACCCTCTGATAATCTGAATTGATATCCTGGGTCCATTTGGATGTTTCCAGAAGTCAGATTGTTGTAAGCTGTCTGCCCGCCAGTGATATAAGGGTTTAAGTAATTTTTTTGATCATTATATGCTTGTAAAACCGCTGCATTAGCTTCGTTAGTTGCGCCTTGCTGCGCCCCTAAGGCTGCTGATGCCGCACGTTTACCCTGCAAGTCAGTTCCTAATAGTGGATCTGTTACAGCTCCGATAATGCTACCCATGATTAACCCCTTTTGAAATTAAAAGAATGTCTTGATTGGCTTGGATGATTTTGAAATTTAATTTTTGAGCGGCTCTCAAGGTGATGTTTGCGCCTTTATCTCTAAGATCAATGGTCGCATTGATAAACTCACATTTTGCTTCAATAGCTTTCTTTTCTAATTCAGAAACAAACCATGAAACCGCTTTTGTTCCTCTTGATTCTTTTTGAATGAACATGTCGGCTAAAAAACATTGAGGCCCTGTTATTTTGTAAGTCAGAAAACCAATTTCATTTGAAATGATTTCTTTGCCTTCTCGTTCTTTTATGTAAGCTGCATAATTATTCATTAGCCGACCTTTGAGTAATAAGCTTTTGCAGCTAGTTCGCGTTTTCTAAAAACAATTCGTGATAATTTTTGTGTGCCAGAAATTGAAGTCGAAACGTATTGAACCGCTCCCGACGCTGTGACTGATAAAGTAATTCCTGATGTTGATGGACCGTTTAATAAAGTCCATGTGTCAGCTTTAGGATTGTATTGAATCCAGAAAATACCCGATTCATTTGATTCTGTTGAAAGTGTTACCCGCTGAATTAAGTACTCAATAAAAACACAAGACGAATAGCCTTTGTCGAATTTAAGTCCTGTTATATTCGCAGGAGTCGCATTATTATTAAGTAAAGAAAATGACTTCTCGGTTCCGATATAGTCTACAACACTTGAAACAGCTCTTAAAAATTCTTGCCAGATTCTTACAAGAAATCCATTCTCATCAATTGCAGGAGCGGTAAACTGAGGAAGGCTCATTTAGTCCCCGATTCTAAATCTAAATCAGCACCAAATAAGACTAAGTTATTAGGATCAGTGAATTTCACTTCGAAAATGCGAGTAATTTTAAACATGCCTAATCGGTCCCAAAAAACACGTTTAGTAAATTCGCCTATTTTCCCGATTGATTTCCAATGCTCGTTTGACCATGAATGTCCGCCATCATCAGACCAGCGAAGCATGATTTTAGGATCTGCTCCTAACGCTGTAGGATCGCCGTCTTTGCCGACGCCCACCTTCATGTCTAAATAAAATCTCTTACAGAAAACACTTAAAAAATTATTTGAAATATGCGGACTTGTACGGATTCTTGTAATTGTATTGCCGTTATCTTTGAAAATCTGATCAGAATATTCATAAAGTTTAGAGTTTTCGTAATCGCCTAAGATATGATTGCCATAATCAGGGAAAAACACACAAAACTGAGCTCTATGTCTTTCTAATTCTCCGTTAGTCTCATTTGTATAGCAGCGCTCATGCCACTCTTTTGTGGTAAATTCGTAAGCCCAAGAGGTTTCTTCGAAATTAATAATATAAAATAGATCGCCACCTGATTGATAAGTGAAGGCAGTTGCGCTTTCTGGGTTTGCGTAACCTGAAATAGCGTCATTTATCGCGTTAGTAGAAATTTGAACATGTTGCGGACCTTTAGCTGCGTAAATAACACCTTGTCCATTCGCATTTCTGCCTAACCAAACAAGCGTCCCTTCGATTTTACCTACTGAATTAGGGGCTAAACACCCGACTTCAATAAATCCGCCCTGTACCCGTTCCAATGGAAAATCGGCAGCGCCTGTATTATTGAATATTTCGATACTTTTTTTATTAAAAAACCAAGCATCACGGTTTAAAATTTCTAATGAAACGATTGAATCGGGATCACCCTCAGCTTTTGCAAAGGAAAGAGGATCGACATTAAGTGCATTTACATCACTCACATAAAATGTGTTTGAGTTTTTTATAATAAATAAGAAAAAACCATCTAACCAACGGACTCTGGTTGCCTTCGGGACTGATCCGTAACCCGCAACCGCAAAAGTTCTAAATGTCTCAGTAGTAGCGTCGGTTTGTTCGTAAGCGTAGTTATCGTTAGATCCGTCTACAAATACAGTGACACCGAATTCTATTGAGCTTGACGCCGCATGAACCGGCCCTGTCGTGGTGCCAAGTGATCCGACTAATGTTGAAGTCCAAGAGCCATTATAAGTTAATTTAAAGACCTTTTCAGCGCTTACAACAAACATTCTATCAGGCTGTGAATAGCCGTTATCATCAGTTTCTAGTCCATCAACATGAATTAACCGGATTGTCCCGTAATCTAAGTCCATTAAAGACTTAAGCGCCGGAGTACATTTCAAATACAATTGTTGAGCTTCGCGGTCAGCGGTTTCGATTTGGTTTACATATAAATTAACACAGCGTTGATTAGCTATTTCAACGTTATCTAATTTATATGCTCCCCCTATGAATCCGTTAAATTTCATTGTTCACCTGTATAGATATTTCGAAGGCGACCGTTGGTATTTGCGAGTTCACTACTCATCGTTGGAATTTGTATATTTCGTCTTTTGATTCCTGACTTAAGATTGTCTAATTTAGCAAATATAGATGGCGCTAATTCTCGTCCGTAATTTTCGCCTAGTTCAATTGCCATTTCGTAAATCAAGGCTCTTGAATATGCCTGCGGAATAGAAAGTGTTTCGATTAGGTTCGCCGGGAGGGTTAAACCGTCTTTTATATAAAGTCTTAAAGTGCAATCGACGCTAGGAATCGGATAAAGATAACCTCGGGCAATTGACAAATTATCATCATTAGCCTCCAAGGCATTATAAATATAAACCTTGTATGGTCTTGTTGACGTAATAGATTTATCTGGAATGGCGGCATACTGATCTTTATTCAAAATCATAAGCGGCGTTTCAAGATTAGCCCCTTGGCTTGACACAATTATAGTTGCGTTACTTATTAGAGGAGAGGTTTTATCAATAGAAAAATAACCAGCGCCCATTGTAGCAGCTGTCAATGGAAAGTCGTAAAAAAGGTCTTTCCATTGGAAAAACCCTTCGTTATTCCAAGTCTCAAAAATTCCTTTTAAGCTGGATAGAGCGTCAGATGCGTCTTGACCTGAAAAAACTTCACCTGTAGCAAGAATTCCTGCTATTCGCGCCGCTCTATGGATCAAGTCAGATGCCGTCATTTAACCCTACTTTTTCTTTTTGGTTTTTACTTCTTTAACTTCTTCTTTAATTTCTTGGATTTCCTCAGATTCTTTTGAGAGTTCTTCTTTCTCTTCAAAGCATGCTGGCGAATGTTTCCAGTCGGGATGCTCCTGATCTTCTGAGTGAATGACTTTTGGTTCTTCTGATTTGTGGTATCTCCATGATGGATATTTCATTTTTAAACTGCTTTCTGTAAGCGAGATTTCAACCAATTGCCGATATGGCCCTCATACGGTTTATTGAAATCCCAATGTGTTAATGTTAATTCTGGGTCGAGCCATACTTGTCTGCCGAGATCGCGCCATTCTTTACAAAAGTAAGAGTCCTCGCCGTAAAGATGACCTTCGCTGTAAAGCATTTGAAACCATGCTTGATAATTTTTTCCGAAATGTTCGTAAGGTCTTGGATATGCTTGCTTAAGATCGTCGAAAACTTTTCTTGATAAAGATAAAAACCCACCCGGTAGAGTTCTGACTTCTAAATGTCCACTCTCATTAGCCCAAAGGTCTTTTCCTTCAATCCATCCGACTGGATACTGCTCTAATTCAGTTTTGTACCTGTAGCAGCCGCCAACAAAGTCAGCTTTTGCGTGAGCAAGTTTTACTAGATCGCCGGGTTTGAAAGTAATATCTGCATCTAAGAAAATTAGTCTCTCTGCATCTGAGTCCATGAACTCTTGTGCAAGTTGATTCCTACCCATCGCTGCGTGAGAGCAATTAGGTAGAAATCTAATTTGAAGATCGTCGCCGTTCATCAATGCAATGATTTTTTCATCCATCAGACATGCGACTGTCTGAACCTGAAGTTTTCCATCATAAACAGGAATCCCGACGACTATTTTCATTATGAGCCCTTGATAGCGCCTAAAGCGACTAAAGCAGCGCGAAGTTCATTAGCTAAAACTCTGTTCGCGTTACCTTGTAAAGCTAAGGTAGCAATTGCATTTGCTAAAATAGTGCTGTTGTAAGTACCTGTCAGAGCTGCGATACCGTTCGTGTAAGCGCCTGCTCCACCAGATGAATCGGTCACCGCTGAAACCGCTGCTTGAGAAGCATTTGTTCTCTGAGCGATTGGAGCAGAACCGTAAAATCCGACTAAATCAGTAGCCGATTGTCCTACCATGTAACCGCCGCTTGATTTCGGCGTTTCTACATACATTGAATCTGTTGCTGTATTCATATTATTTCCTTTGTTAAGCGGCCCATTTCTGAGCCGCTAGTTTAATTAAGCGGGTTGACCAACTACGCGACATGCGTATTCTGGGTAGATACATTCCCAAGCGTAGAGAACATCGATACGAGTGATTAAACGGTCATTCACTACGTCACCTTGTTGCCATAAACGCATAGAGATACCTGTCTCCTCGTCACGAACCACTTCTGAACCTGGAACTTGCTCTAAATCTACGAACACTAATGCAAATGCATTTTTGTCGAAGACTAAGTTTTGTGGAGCAATTACGTCCGCATAAGTGCTTGTTGCGCCGAAAGTAGTGATAGCCGCGCCATCGATTGGTAAGGCATCAACGTTTTGGTATTGACCAGAAGCGTACATACCGCGATCTAAAGTGATTGTGATATTTCCTGATCCGTCTGCAGTCACATCAGCCATTACGCAGAATTGAGCTAATGCGCCTGTAGATTGACGAGTTTGTGGATTCACTTCATAAACGCCAGCGATAGAAATCACATCACCTTTTTTCAAAGTGGTTGTAGAAATCGTCCAGCCGTCAGTTACTAATGAAGTAGAACCAGCAACGTAAGGAGTTGCATAATTAGTCAGTGGAGTGCCAGCAACGTGACCGATGGTGTGCTTAATTACGTTCTGAGAAGCGTAAAAATCCATACCAGAAGCCATACCCATTGAGCCTTTTTTGTATTGTGCGCTTAATGAATCAGAAGCCTGGAATAAACCAGAAAGACCATTCACTAAAGATGCCTCAACGTCATAATCAACGATTGCTTTTAAACCGTCGATAGGAGCGCCTGATTTAGCGATCTTCGCACGAGCTTGACCGAAACCTTTTAAAGTACTTGGTAAAGCTGTTGCTGATGGAACTCCGACAAAGTGAGGAACTTTTCTGTAAACTTTTTGATACCCTGAGTAGTCGATTTTATTCGCTAACGCAGTCATTGCAGGGCCGATGTAACGCTCTTTGAAGTTTTCAATAGAAAGAGCTCTGTCTTTACTTGAGAACGCCATACCAACGTGTTGTTGGGTGTCGATCTGTAAAGACATTGATTGATCTACTGAATCCTGAATGTTCAGGATCGCGCCATCAGTTACTTCATAACGTAACGGTTTACGGATATTGATGGTATCGCCAACTTTACCGCCAGAGCCCGCAAACTCTTTTGAATATTGACGATTTACGTTGTTAGAAAGAACTAATTGATTTTTTAGTTCCATCAAACTTCTTTTTAAAATGATGTTGTTTGTTAATAAACTGTTGCCAGCCATTTTCTACCTTTTAAGCTCGTTTTTGAGCGCTTTCTTGTGCTCTCATCCGTCTCTCAAACTCTGGATAATCAATGCCTTCCTCGAATGGATCTTTGTTCGCAGTCGTGGAAGTCTTGCCCTTGATCGGAGTGATCGGCTTAGGCGCACTTGTTGTTGTTTTTGTTTGTGGTTTTGTTTTTACAAGACCGCTTTCGAGTCTAAATAACTCTCTAGCCGCTTGTGTGGGCGTCATTGCATTAAGTTTTTCTAAAAGTTCGCGATCTTTAGCGAATTTATAAATGAGCGCAGGAGCTACATCAGAATCCAACAATAGTTCGTTAACGACTCCCGAGAATTGCATCGGGCCGTTTTCGTCAGCGTCTTCTTGTAAAGCTTCATGAAAGTCCGGCGTTTCTTTTACGTATTCAGATAATTTTGCGTTATATGCCGCTTGTTTTGACTTAAGTTCCTGATTAACAGTTTCTTTAGTCCGCTCTTCTTTTAGTTCTTCTTTTAATGCTTTGACCTTAACGTCAGCTTCAAATTTAGCTAAAGCTTTGTAATACTCAGTCGGCGAGCTAAAATCGTCTTCTCTAGGCTCTTTATCGACAGCGACAGGCGCCGTTTCTTTAGGCTTAGAGACTTGCTCTCTGAGTGATTGAAGCTCAGCTTCTAATTTTAAAACCTTTCGTTGATATCCGCCTAATTTCTTAGGCTTTTTAACTTCCTCTGATTGTTCGGTAGACTCAGCGACTTCGCCAGACTCCGCTTCTTCTTCGGTTGTTTCAATTTCTTCTGTTCCTTCGGGCGCCAGAGTTTCCTCGACAGCGTTTTCTTTGTTCATTACATTTGTCCTTGTTGAATCGCAGCTTGATTGCCAGATTCATTAAATTCTTCATCAATGGGTTGACCGATATCCAAAGCGCCTAATTGGGTTTGAATCATTTTTATATCTGCATGAAATAGAGCTAATGATTCGGAGTTTTGTGCTTTGAGAGATTCGATAGCTAACTGATTCTGCATTTTTGCAAACTCAATTCGTTCTTTTGATTCGAGCTCGTTCGTTTTATTAGTGATAATGTCGTGTTGTTTTTTAGAAGTCTCAGTCAGCTGCTCAACCATTTGTGATAACTGCTGAATCTGTTGCTGAGCTTGAGGTGGAATAGCTTTATTTTTGTCATCGTCAACGCCGTTAACTTTTCTTAATCGTTCAGCGAGTAAAGGAGCGTCTGGGAAATCCATGTTTTTTGCGATAAGATCTGAAAACGCCGGGGCTTGTTGAGGGAATGATTTTGAGAATTCTAAAAGCATGTCGGCTGACTCTTGGCGTTTTGTTTCGTAACTTGGACCCACATCAAGAACTACGTCGTATTTACCGACTTTAAGATCATGGTGAACAATTTCATTACCCTGCTGAAACGGCTGATTGATTTGAACCATTTCTTGAGAGCCGTCTTCTCCGACAATTCTGATCTGTCTTGCGGTGTCGTAGATTTTATCTAACCATTCATTGATGATTCGACCGCCATGCTTAATAGAGATCGCTTGGTTATCCATGAAATGGAAATTTGATGTTTGGGATTGCTGCTGAGTTCTTTGTAGAGCGATGCCTGATTTGTTCTGAGTATTTCGGCCTAAAGAATCGTCATAAATTCCTGTTGTTGCTTTAATGTCGTCAGATGCATGAAGTTTTGAATTGATTAACGCGCTTGTAGCCGGCTCAATAACATTTCTTTGAGGAGGTGGAGCGCCCTCTACTTTATCGTATGGAAGCATCGGCCACGATTTGGTATTGGCAGTATTCCATATATGTTGATATTCAAGAGGGACTTGGCCTTTTTCTACAATATAAGGAGCACGAGGGACTAAAGATAGGGCTTCAGCCTCATTTGATACTGAAAAATTATATAATCGTTGTGCGTCCTGAGAATGACGGTGAACTGATTCGATTATCCATTTGCCATTTACAAACGCGCGAGCGCCGTACATCGGGATTACCGGAATGTATGAACCGATTACTTCGGTCTCTTCTAATAAATCACAGCCGCCGATCTTATAGTGCATGATCTTGGCTTTTAATGACTTACGAGATTTGCCTTTTGTGTAACCTTCAGGGATTAAAGATTCTTCCATTGTAGAAACTTGACCTTGAGGATCAGTCACTTCATAAATTGTTACTTCTTCAAATTTCTTAGTGTAATACTCAGCTACCCGGACTTTTTCTTTATCAACCCATGAATCTTCAAATTGTTGTTGGAAATCTTCATAAGAATTAGTCTCTGCATCTGGATAGAGAGTTTTGAATTCATCTTTAGAAATATCATCAAAGACAATTGCTTTGCTTGCGTCCTTACCGTCCGGCTCAACTGATGCGGGGTCAAAGCGTACTGATAATGGATTGTGAACCGCTAAAATCTTGATAACGAGGTTCATTGAGTCCCAAGACTCGTAATCCGTTCCTATTCTGAAATATCCTAATGATTTACGTGCAGCACATTCTAAAGCGACTGAATAAGCAATTTGAGCGTCAGATTCATATTCAATGTTTCTGATCATGCCTTGACGGACTTTTGCTGTTTCTTCTTTTGCTCCATCACCTACTGGATAAACTTTTAACGCTGGACGGTTTTTGCGACCTTCGTTTGATACTTGTCTGATTGGAGCGATAACTTTATTTATTGTGAGAGCTGGACGGTTTTCATCTTGGCGAGATTTTAAAAGGATTGGGTCCCATTGCTCACCTGCAGCGAATTTATCGTCTTGATTAGCTTTTTCTAATATGTCCTGATATTGCTCTGATGAATATTTAAAGAAGGCTTTTGCTTCTTCAATAATCTCTTGATCGCGCTCTTTTTTAGATTCGGTTGATTCGTGATCAACTTCTGAATTTTCAGAGTATTCATCAGACATAATCAAATTGTCTGAGTTAACTTTTTTTAAGTATTATTTAAGATTTATTAACTTTATGTTAACTTATCCCATCCAGCCTTGAGGGCCAGCATTTGAAATCGACAGATTGATTGGTTTTGTTTCTTTAGGGAATTTAGCGCCGAATTCTGGGTCTAATATTCGGGATTCGCAGTCGAGCATGTCATCATGGCTTACAACTGGATAAATGGAATATTCTTCATTGGTAAACGCTTCGACGTAATTTATTGATTTACCTTCATGGTTTACGAAGTTAATGGTTTTAGGTGAATAGAATCTATGTTGTTCATAAATAGGGATAAGTCTTCGGATTCTGTCAGGCTTAGGCATAGATCCGCCAAGTTCTATAATCCTGAATCTGTAATTCTCTTGTTCTTGCACGTATTTAATATGCTCAATATCGGCTTGCATACCATAAGACTCATATCCAACGGCTTGAGGATTGTACTTACGATGAAATTCAAATAGCTTCTTGGTTCTCTCGGTAAGGTTTAATCGGTCCCTGATTGCATCTATTCGGTAATAATTCCCGTCTGGGGCCAAGCCAATAATCACTATTACAGTATAATCTCCTGAGAGTTTCTTTTTGCTTCCCGAAGGATCGACCAGGATATAAATATTCCAGCCTTTGTAATTAACCTTATCGACGTATTTTAACCAGTCTGGCTTAAACCCCATTGCCTTATCTGAAACAGGGTCTTGAAGCATTTGAGTCCCGAAAGTGTAAGGCCCCATGTCTCGGCGCTTTTCGGATAATTGCTCAGGAGTCATTAAAACAGGTATGCCGTTAGGGGTTCCGTCATCAGTAGCGGTGTAGATTCTAGGCTTAAAGGTGCCTCTATCCATTAAAACCTTATACGTGTCGTTTACGTGATAACGAGTGCCCTTTGCTCGCTTAACTCCACCTCTTGACCCTAAGTTATAGGACATTTCAATAGCTTCTGTTGTTTTCTTTATTTGTTCGGGAGTTGTAACTGATTCACGAGTAACCACATCATCGTAATCTAATACATCAAAGTGTTTGCCTGTTGGTTGTCCGTCAACCAAGCCCCATGCTTCATAAGTCGCTTCCTTTGGATTAGTCTTCCGCTTTAAAATTAGTCCAGAATCTAAAGACCATTTAGGAGCTTCTGATTGTGGGTTCTTGTATAACACATCAGGAAAAAGATTTTGCAAAAAGGTGTTAAGCTCAAGCTCTCTCTTAATTTGCTCTAAGAAAGCTTTTGCTATAGGTCTTGTATGCGAAAAGATTCCCGTAGTCTTCTCGGGATCCTTAAGGCCACCTTGAATGTTCATGCCGAACGTACCTATGGTTGATTTGTAATGTTCGCGGGCCCACAAATCTAAAAAGCCGTCTGGATTAGCTTCGACTTCGCGTATTCTTTCATAAAGCCAATCCCTATCAATATCTCTGCGCTTCAAGGCCACCGTTAATAAAAAGAACAAATCCTCTTTGCATAGTCTCCGCAAAGCCTCATTGTCTTTGGCCTCTAAAACCTCTAAGTATAATGCGTTAGATTGTTGTCGGGTTAAGCCGTTACAGATCATTTATTCGCTCGATTTAAAATTGATCGAACTTTACCAGCCATTCCGAGACTTAATTCATTGCCTTTGGATAAAACTATTCGCTCTTTATCTTTTTGAAGAATCACATGAGATCCTTTTCCTTTTCTAATCTCAATGAAACCTATTCTCAATAGTTCTTTAATGGCTGTTTTTGAATTCATCTAGTTAAATAATGAACTACCAATGTGACTAGCTAAATCGCGACATTGTCTTAAAACTTCTTCTGTTTCAAAAGGTCTTGAAGCTAAAGTAGTTGGTGCTTTTGCCTGCCCGTTCTTCTCTTCACCAATTCCATGAATTCTAGCGTGAATAGCTTTTAATGTTTCTAAAAGGCCATAGGCTTCGGCTGAACAGGCGTTAATACCTTCTTCTAAGCTTGATGATCTAACGGCACACATAGGCTCTGCATGCTGTCCGCCCTGGTTCGATACTATTCTACCTAGCCCTAATTTTTCATTAATCATTTTGTCTTCTTTCTAGCCTTTAAAGGCTTTTTGTTTTGTCTTTTAAATTCGTAAAATAGATTTTGAGATATTCTTTGAATTGAATAAGCCTCAAACTCATGGCTAGGATTCAATTCACCCATATCTTCTTTAATTCGCTGCCAAATATGAACGGCCTCATGAGCCAACAGAGACATGATTTGTTCTTTATCGTGCTTCTTATCCATAAGACAGACTAAGGCTATTTCTGCGCCTTGCTTCGAGTTTAGAAAATGAGTACATGCACCTTTTCCGCTTGGAACTGACTGAAAATCCTGTGGTATTTTTAGTCTTTTTAATTCTGATTTAAACAGCTTCTCGTTAGTGATTAAGCAATAATAGATAGGTGACTCGATTAAAGTTCTGTCCATCCAATGTTTCACACAGGCCACCAATCGCAATAAATCTGTAAAGCTGTAACTACGGCAATAATTGAAATGGCTAAAAGGCAGAAGAGGATGTCTTTAATCATTTAACGCTCAATCCAAATTAAAATTACAACAACAGTAATAATAAATAGATAAAAATCACTCATTCGATACCGTTCTTTTCGATGCGCTCAATTAAATCTGTAACATGATCGAATTTGTTATGTAGTACGTTTAATGTTTTTAAAGCTTGAAGGATGTCTTCTTTAGTTACTGGCTTAGGCTTTTGAGGGATAGTTAAAGAAATGTGTTCTGTCTTTTCGCCTAAGTATGTTTGGAATGGCCCTCTAATTGGTCCGCTTTGCCATTCAGCTTGCTCGGAATATCTGCGCCCGCCTTGAAGCATCTTCTCAACGTCTAAGGCCAGAATAACATGAAACTTAAAAGAATCGTTGATCCATGAATGCTCTAATGTTTTCAATCCCATTTCTTCGCATAGTTTAAATTCGGTCATTTAGCTTCCTTTACACATAAATACGATGCTCTCACTTTTAGGGCTAAAATGGCTTCTCCTTGGGTTGCGTAATATGGCAAATTCTTTAAAAACACTTCTCCAGCCTTTGTACAATCTTCCTGGTTTTTAATTCTTATCTTTTCTATCGAAGTTCCGCCTGCTCCTCCGACTAAAATTAAAACTAATAGGTAAGTCATTTCTTTTCCTTTATCGCATTAACTCGCTCTTCTATATCAATAGGAGCAACTGTTACTTTTGAATCTATTTGGCCCTCGTGCTTGATTTCCTGCTTGTCTGTGAATCCTGAATAATTCTTAAGCCCGAAAATAGCTGTAGGCTGTTGAACTAAGCCTTTTAGCCCATTAACCATTAAAAAATTCTCTTGCGCTTCCTTAGCTTTTTTATAAGCGGCGGAAAAGTCAGGATATTCTTTCGCCCATTCCTTTAAAGTATCTCTATCAATTCCAATACTTAGCGCGAACCCTGCTAATGTTGGGAAATCGTTAGCCTTTTCCATTGGAACTTCTACAACATCGCCGGATTTGGTGACAATTTTTTGCATTACTTCTTTGTATGGGGCTTTATTAAAAAACTCTGTGATTTTATCAACAACTGACGGATCGTATTTAGTTGGTCTACCCGTAGCGATCCGAAGCGCTGCTTTTTCTGCTTCGGTTCTGAGTTTAGCTTTCTGTTTCTTTGCCATGTGATTATTTTATGAGTTATTTAATGTTAACAAAACTTTAACATTAACAAGGTGTTTTTTTTCTATTAACATTTAGTTAATGAGTACATTAAATCTTATCGAAGAAGCATTTAAGGGTTTTGAAAACGAAGAGTCTGAGTCGTCTACTGAACGAAAGTTAATAGGGATTTGGGTTCCTGTTGATTACTGGAAAAAGTACGACGAGATTCAAAGCCGTAAAAACAAGAAGCTTTCAAAGGTATTGCGATTCTTAGTTATGAAAGCGATAGATTACGCGTATAGATTGTTTTAGTTTTATGGCCGACAGTAGCGAAAGCGAAACCGACTCATGAGCGGCAGGCCGTCCTTTTAGTTCCATTTCAAAACATGAGCTGTGCACTTCTGACAATGATTATTCTTAACTAGCGGCTCTCTACATTGACAACTTAATGCGTAATCGAGTTTTCTTAAAAACACAGTGAGTTCATAAGAGTTATGCTTGTTCTTCTCCGCATCTATCAGTGATTTAAGTTTCTTAAATTTCTTTTTCAATTGGCTCATAGGAATGGGGCGAAGTTTCGTCCATAAAACCCGCCCGCAGGGGCCTTACTTAAGTCTATGTTTAAGTTCAATGCTTTGTCTATATTAGTGACGAAAATAATTTTCATATTTGATTTCTCGAAGTCTTTTAAGGATTGGAGTGATGTCAGAGTGCAAATAGTCACCGTCTATGAATTCGTAAATCAAGATCTTCTGATCCCAATCCGGGTAAATTCTTGTGACTTTCCCATATTCTGATTCAATTGATTCCCTAAACACATGATCTTCACAGAGGTTTTGTATTAATTCCTTATCAGACATACGTTCCTTCTTTATCTGTCAGCACATGAATCAGCGTGAGCCCTCTAGCTTGCCTCATATAATCCTCACAGGCGTCTTCTAGGGTGATTCCGATGCCCTGAATAGGCTTATGCGCGTAGGATTTGATCTTAATGAACACATGCTCAACTATTACAAATAATTTACCCTCAGGCGTTTTATCTAAATAGACTTTTGATTTCATTTCTCTTGCGATTCTTATTACGTCGTTTTGATAACAATACCCATATCCTTTAGGTAGTATTTCATTGGTCATAATACCTCTTAACGTCTATTGTTTTTCCGTACTTTGGTACGTGGGCCACGATTTTCTTTATGTCTCTTTCGTTTCCACAGATACAGCGGCCCTTGATCAGAAGTCCTGTCTCGTCTCCGTCATGAATACACACAGTTTTACAAATAATCTCGTTTTCATCCGGGCAAGCGAATGCCAGGCAGAATAAAAGCAAAAAGCAGGTGAATAATAAATATCTCATTCCCACCAACATAAGATTAGAAAGTGAATGGTTATAACTGAGATTAAAGCTATTGAGCAGATTTTCTCTAGGTCGTTCATTTTAGCATCGTCCTTCTTTTTTCGTTTCCAAGCATATTTCTTTTTGAAACAAATCTTTTCCCGCATTTACTACATTCAAACCTTTGAAATTTTCCAGTATTAGAATACGAGTACCCATCAAGATGGGTTTTATGAGATCCGCAACTACATACGTGACTTAATGTATCGTTATAAACATTGAAATTTATTGTTTTATCCCAAGCTCTGACGACTTTGTAAGACTCTTCTAAAGCTAAAACATCGTAAATATTATATTTTTTCATTTCTCGCCATGCTCTAATATTGTCATTGAGGCACTCAGACCATAAATCGTGGCCAGCGAAAGCGTTGTGTTTAAGTTTTTTGTATTTTGTGTTTAGAGTGTTGGTTATATATTCGAGCTTATTAGATGTGAATGCGAAATGTTTTTTGTTTATGTCGGCCAGTAAGTCAATTTGTCTGAAATCACTCGGAGGTTTAAATCGATTGATTACAAATCTTGAATTTATCTTTTTAATATCAAATTTGCGGCCATTTTGTGTAATTACTATATCAGCCTGATCTATTAGTTTCCATAAAGTCTTAAGAATCTTCTTGTCTGATTTCTTTTTTACCGAGCCTCTTAAATCTTCATAAAATACTTTTTTTTGATCTAGCCATTTAGCCGCCCACGCTATGATAAACCAATCTTGCTGTATTTGATTAAGCCCTACATTTTGATCAAATAGTTGCCAAACGTGAGCTATTACAGGACTTATTTCGATATCGAGCAAAAGAATCTTTGGTTCATTACTCATATTCTTAGTATGAGTAATTATTATTCAAAAGATATAAAACAGGACCTTTAACAAAACTTTAACTTAAGTTTAAATTTCTTGAAGATTTAATTTTATCAATTATGAATTCAGCAAGCTCTGGTTCTTTTCTCCAGGCTCCATCTAACTGTGATAGGTAACGTCTAATCGCCCACATCCATAATTTATTTTCTCTCATCCAGCGGTCTAAATATCCATCTCCGTAAACCATGCACATAGCTATGACCTGAAAAGGTTCTTCTAGTTTTTGAATAGTGATATTGGTCTCAAATTCAGCTTCGAAATCTCCACGCTGCCAGAACCAAGGGTCTTTTCCTTTAGCTTTTCTGATCATACCGCTAACTGACGGAGGTATTAAATCTTTACCTATGATATAATCTGCATTTATTAAATCTGCTCGCCCTTGCTTCCATAAGCCAGCCATTAAAAGAATAGCCTGATCGCGACTCATGTCGTATCGGGATTCAGATGGATGTCGGATATACTTTAAGTTTCTTCCAACCACTGAGCTATCCTCAACTGGCGCTACATACTTAGTCATATCAACTTGCTGAGGATGATTGAATAGAGCCAGTATTCCGGCTAAATGCGGGCTATCTGCGAAGTCGTCAGCGCCGTTTATTTTTGGGTATCCTAGATTATCGAAAATCATTTTTTATTCCTTATTTTATAAAAGTAAATCCAATAAATTTGCCGATTATTCCTTTTGGCTGTCTTAATAACCATCTTCTCTTAATTCGCCTCTGTCTTGAATTACCTGAAAACTTAGGAGGTTTAGATAGTGCTGCGTAATCATTCGTTAAAATCAGTTCAATTTTCATTTCTTACCTCATCCCCTAACAGGGGCCTTAAAAGGGGTGCGAGTGAAGCAGATTTGAACTGCTGTCTACCTAGGTCTCTCTATGCGAACAACTAAGTAGTATCTGCATAGATAAGGTTTCGTCCTGAATCTCTTTCGAGACTATCTCACCCATCACTCGCACTTAAATACTTAAACTGTTGTTTCTATTTGCTTAATAGCTTCTTCGCGAGAAATTCCATCTCCCCACATAAGGCCCTGGATTTCACTTTCTCTGTTTTCCTCAACTGTGACTGTTTTAAATTCTAATTTAAAATCAGCATTTTCCATGTCTTCTAGAAGAACCTCTGCATCTTCATTTGTATGTTCATTCAAAAACTTCCTGAAAGCCTCTGCGTCTACACTTTGGGATATAGTCACTTCTTCGCCATCATGAAAATAGCTCATTGTTAAAACTCTGCCATTTAATAAACTTTCCTTTTTCATCTATCCTCTTTCTGCCTTTACAGGCGGTTTAATCCTCGATCACTAAAGTAAATTCATTCTGACCAATCAACCCACGAAACCTGTCATAGCATTTCCGACTCTCAAGAACAGCGGGCTCATTTCCTATATTGCCTAATTTATTTCCTAAAAGTATACATCCCAAAGTATCCTTCTCTGTGTTACCCCAGTGTAGTAAAATAGCAGTTCTATTCGGTACGTTTTCCACAATGTAAACGTCTTTAAAATGCTCTCCTGAATATGGCTTACAGTTATAAGTTCCGGCTGGAATACAAGAGTCCTTATCTGTATCGCGCTTGGGGTTTTCAAGAGTAAAAATAGGATAATGGTCAAAGCCCTCTATTTTTAACTCACCTCTAGTTGCTTCTTTTAAGTGTTCTGTTCTTCTTATTGTTATTTCTATCATTTTAAATACCTTTCATATCTAAATAAATTGTGACCTATTCGAGTTCCGGCGCAATGTTTTAACCACCAATTGAAAGCAGCTTGTCGTTTTGTCATTTATCTCCCCCACACCCAAGGCTCTATTGAGTTCATTAAAACCTTCCTATATAAATAAAACTGTATCCGCCCGCTCTGTATGAATCCTCTTTTATTGGGTATACGTCTAATATATTAAGTTCTTCGCAGTAATAAACATACTCTTCCATCCCCTACCCCTTCCCCAGCTTAGATAGTGCTGCGGTGATTTCTGCGTCGATAACTTCCTTTTGCTTTGCATGCTGTTCAGTCCTTTGATGAACGCTCAAATGAGTTGCCATTCGCCACGTTTCGTCTAAAAAATAATCTCTCTGGCGTCGTAAAATCTCATTCTCAAGCTTTAGTGCGTTTACTGCGGCGTCGTGGTCTTTAAGAAAGATCATTTTTCCATGAACAAAATCCTCATGTTGCCAAATGCCGTCAATTTCAAAGTGATAACCCTCGTAAGGTTCATGTGCTACTGTGTAAACTTTCATCCCTCAATCCCCATTTCTGCCAGCACTTCGGCTAACTTAACCACGCAATGCTCAGGATTGTGCTCCCTTGTTGCCTCTAGACCTATCCATCTTGTTATTGCTTTTGCTGCGGTTGCCAGCTTATCGAAATCAGATTTCTTCACTAACTCATGATTACAGCACTCAAGCCCATCAATATCAAAATCTCCATAAGTGTATCTTGCTGTATAAACCTTAACCATGAGTCACCTTTGCGAGTTCTTCTCTTAATGAATTTTCAAGAATTATCAAAAACTCAGGTGATTTAGTTCCTAAATTCTTGTTTGCAAGCGATACGATTTGATAAATGTTTTTAAGAGCATTATCTCGCTCTTTCAATTTCGCCGCTAGGGTTTTAATCGTCGTCCCATCTTCTTGGCGCAGCATTCTCTCAGTTTTTGCGTCATCGTCAGCCATAATGTAAGACTGATGTTTTGCCGCCAGATCCTCTCTCAACTTCTGATTCTCGGCTTCGAGTTCGGTGATTTTATCAATCATAATTTGAGTGTTGTCCTTATCTCGAAACAACGGCTCAAGCTTTGTAAATTCGCTAAATTCATCTGAGCAATTAACAGGGTCTTTGCCCCATAAACTGTCTTCGATATAATTCTTTTTAAATAACAAAACATATCGCTTGAACTTTTCAAAGTCCCAAGTCGGCTTCTCTGTTTTAGGTGTCATAACTGGTTTATTAGCGATAACGTATTTAGCTGGACCTATCCCTTCGCCATCGCAATTATAACAAAAGAATTTATCTAAATTACGTTCGTGGCGGTTACAATAATAACCTGTTTCTGCTGGCATTTCTCGATTACTCATAATCTCACTTCTTTCTTCGCTGGCGTTGGGGGTGTCATCGTAACCACCACAATCCGAATACAGTTTTGTAAAAATAAACTACTAATCCGATTTTCACTTTGTTGTCAGTCTGCACGTTAGCGCCAAAGCATAAGTCTCTGTCGTGATATTGCTTTAATGGCTCCGCGCTAAATCCGAATGTTTTTAAAAATACTTTTCTAATACTCATCTCTCATCCTCTCTATTGGTGGGGTTAAACTAAATCTTTGATGTTAAAAACTATGCCGCGACAATATTTATCTTCATCCTCTAAAATATCAAAAGACTCATGCGGTATTTTTGTTCTGTAAGACCATGAGTAGCCGTCTAGTTCACACCAATCAGCTATGATCTTATTTTTTGCTTCACTAAGCCGCTTAACTTCATGAGGACAGTCATCGGCATCACAAATAGACTTAATCAAACCATGCTGATCAAGCTTAATGGTCGCTCCGTCGCAAGAGTCTACTTCATCATAAATAGCCCCTCTAAATTCGGTTAAGTCGTCAGAGGCCCCAAAAACAACAACAAGGCCACTTTCTTTTGCCTCAACTTCTTCTTGTTCGGTGATTTCTTTTCTGTACCGACGCCCATTTAATTTTTCTGCTAATGTTTTTGCGCTCATCTCATCCCCCCCTTTTTAAGTTTTGCTTTGCAGTGTTTTAATGGTTTGCCTATGCTAATTACAAAAACTAAATCAAAGCACTTCCGACATAGACGAAACGGAAACCCGCACACTTTGAAAGTAACCTTTTTCTTCTTTTTGCAGCTATCACACTTTTTCATTCTCGGCCTCTTTGTTGGGTGTTGGAAAATGCAGTTCATGATAAAATTTACGATAGTTATTATCTAACTTCTCGCTCTGATATGAAGTAACCAGTTTAGCAAATACACGATATTTACCGATTCGCTTTCTGTTTTTATCGTAAAGGTTTATGACGGTAGGTCTTGAGGCGTTGAGCGACATTACTCCCCTTGAGCAGTCTCTCAAGACGCCAGTTAATGACCGCGAATGAGATTGAAAGCTGTAAAATTCTTTACTTCCGACTTCTTTAAAATAATACGTTTTACATTTAGCCCACATTGTTCACGCCCCCCTTTGATTTGGTTAGGGTTGAGAAATGCTCAGAGATTGCGTTTTTAAGCCAAGCTTGATGCTCTTCGTCACCATGTTTAATTTTGTCGAATAGCGAGCCTATCTCCCTCTCAAGCAGCAGGATTTTAGCGTTAAGAGAGGCTACAGTTTCGATCGTGCGCCATTCTTGAAGATCGTGTTCTTTATACTTCGGCTTAACGAAAGTGACTAACGTATCGCTTTCAATTGTATTGCCGACTTCATAAGTCCAACATTTTAATTCATCAGCCTCAGCACTCGATAGCTCTTTGATCGCATAATTAGCGCCAGCTTCAAAGACTTCCTCTTTCATTTGTAAAATGTCTGTAGCGTCCATTTCTTCAACTGCCCATCCTGCGGGGTGATTTTTAGCCGCCTCTTTCAGCTTCTCTTGAAAGTTACTCACTTACCACCACCCTTTATTTTCGCCATAATTCCAAATTACATCACCTAATATTCGCCCGATAAAGAATCCAATAATGCATCCGATTATTGTATAAAACAGCTGATAGTCCATATCTCTACTCCTTAGTGTCTTTGTTGAGGGCTACGATTAAATAATCGGCCTGAGCTATTGCACATTCGGCTAATGCTTCACCGTTTGTCTTGCCTTGAGTTCTTTCATATCTGTCGTCGTGCGCCGCTAACATTCCTTGCATTGCCATTGCTGCGAAATATTCTCTTTTAGTTAATCCATTATGAGTAGTTAAAATTAATCCATGAATTTTGGTTCTAACTGCTTTTACTGGGTCGTTTGGCTTCGTCTTTTTTACTTCTGACATATTTCACCACTTTCATTTAAGTTTCTTAGCTTCATCCAATAGTTCTTTGCGCTTTTTTATTCGCTCTTTTTCTTTTTTTACATCAATGCACTTTGAAAGGCGTTCAACTGTTGCATATTGTTTATTTGCCTCTGCTAAAGCGATTTCACATGAATCTAGCGTTGAAAATTCCGTAATGGTTGTGAATGACGGAATAAAATATGCGTATGATGAAACTATTATTAGTATAAAACCCATCTTCATTTTCCCTTGTTAATTGTTGTTAAGATTCTATTTAGTTAAAGGCTCGACCAACTCAATTAAAAGATCACGAAAAGCTATTGGAGTTCCTAATCTTTCTTTAAGTGATAATCTCTTAATCGGTTTGTAATCTTCGCGAGCTCTTGCAGCTTTCGCCGCTTCTTTAGATCGAAATCCTGTATCTACTCTTACATTATTTCCGTTGTGCGATTTGCCCCAGATAAGATCCTTTGGCTTGTGGTGACCTGCAAAAAACAGCCATGTAGCTTTTCTCGCTTTGTGCCCATAGTGCCCTTGCTCAACACAACAAGTCCAAAAACCATATTTATCAAAAGCATAAACCCATCCACCATTTCTAGGCGGCTTATTTATTCCGAACTTTTTCCATGCGTGACTTGCTTCTGGGTGTTCGATTATTCCCATATTTTCCATCACATAATCTAATGTGAAAGCAAAACATCCATTATCATCACCAAGCTTACGTTTTTCTTTCACGCTAGGCCCACCTGACCAATATCTACCCCATCTTTGACAAGGCGGGTGCGCTATCGCTGGAGCTCCGTTATTACATTTCTTGGCGTCCCTTAAAATATCCCAAGGTTCGATGTTTGGCTGATTAAAATAAACACCATTAGTTTCAACGAAAAGAGCATTTATCACTTCACCACTCCTATAATTCTATTCTCTACTTTGTTGATCATCGGTCTAGCGTATGTAAGGCCTGTAAGGGATGCGATAACGAGAAAAAGACAGATGGGTGGGAGGAGGATTAGGCGGATCATAAAGCCACCATATAGAAAGCTTTGCATAATAAGTGCAAGCCTTGATCAATATGCATATTATAATTTTTCCCGAATACGCCTTTGCACTTTGCTAAATCAATTCCGCAATGAAAGAAAAACTCGGCCAAGAAAAAATCAGTCGATCCAGTTATTAAATAAACCGCCATAGCATGAATAAAAGCGTGGCCAGCCATAATGTAAGGCCATGTCGTTTGGTTGAATCCTTCAGGTTTTAAAACGTAAGGATTTTTGTATTTTGATACATGTTCTGGCTGAAAAACTGTATCGCAAATAAAATGTGATGCTATTAGCAATAGAAGTTTATGCATTTACAACCTCATCAGGAAAAGTATCACTTTCTTTATAAATAGGATGGTTTCTGACTAAAGATCTTTCGTGCATTATCCAGTCGTAATCAATTAAAGGATTTTTTGTGTTACCTTTTAAATTATATTTATCAGTAGATATTGAAATTTTAATAAACTGACGAACGCCCGACTCTGTCGGAATTGCAGATCTGTGAACAACTTGCTCAGTTAATCTTAATAAAGTTTTTACTGGATATGTGATTTCATGTTGTTCTGAAGCTTGCTCTTCAAATTGCTCCATTGATCTTGCGTGATTTTTGTCAATTCTAAACTTCTGATCATAAAAGATAGTCGGATCTTTGTCGTACCAGATATAATTTATATCTTTTGTCAAAAATCCATCAGCGTGTATGCCTGGTCTTTTCTGAGGAATTCCTTTTTGAACATATGAACACTCATAACTTAAATAAATGTAATTAGTGAATATATCAAAAGTGTCCTTTTCCATACACGTATAAATAATATCTCTAAGAAAATCGAAGCTAGCTGGTATCGAAAATTCCCATGATGATTTAAGCTTAATCGGCATATACAAACAATGAAGTCCATAAACTGGCTCTATATTGAAATGTTTTAAATTTACCTCTGGTAACCCTTGATAAATCATCGTTCTCTCCCTATCTCAATAAGTGTACGAGTAGCAGAATACTAAGGACTGCTACTACGAATTTAAATGTTGTTTGTGGTTTGGTGGGTTTCAAAATGTCTCCATTTGCCAGATTCAAAAGTCCAGCCGTTAGCTAATAACCAGTTTTTAAACTTCTCGTATTTGTTCGCGAAAGTTTCTATTCCGATCTTGTGAAACTCCTGATGAAGTTCTCTCGTCAATGGGCACAAGTTCCACGCTACATCAGCGCCAAAGCTCCCCTTGCTCTTAACGTGGTGACAGTCACTCGGTGGCGGTGTTCCTGTGACGATACAAGGTGAATTTCTCACTTTATCGGCTAGCATTGTGTCTTGGACTCGGTATTTAGACATGACTATTAAGCCTATCTCTAATTTCTTTAAGCGATTGGTCTTTAACAAGTTTTCCATTTAAGAAAACAGTTTCTAATAATCCGGTCTTTTCTTCGTCCGGCGTTACACATTCACTTAAAGTAAGATCTTCATTAACTTTTAAAAGACCCTTGGCAGACTTTTTTACACCGCCGTCTGTAATCGGATCTTTGAAAATTTCAACAGGTTGTCCGTTAATAATTCCGTATGTCGCTTTCATGGCAAAACCAAAAGTGTCACGGGTTACATATTGATAAGTGTATGAACCTATTCCAAATACCACATTAGTGGATGCAAAACCCTTTTCTTCAAGCTGTCTTAAAATCTCGTTGCAGCGGTCAAGCGTGATCGAATCACCGTATATTAAGCCGATATGCGAATCTAATTGTTTAAATCTTTTTGACGTTGTAGTGCCGCCAAACAATTCCCAAAGTAGTTCGATTGATCCCTTATATTGAGGAGTTCCTTCGGGTGCCTCTTTGTCTCCACAAATAATCTTAACAGGATCACCGCTGTCTGGACGGATAACTAATTTTCCATTACGAGCCATGATTTCATTTTTTAATAAAGGCAAAGTTTTGGTTAATAATGAAAAATAATCCCAAGTATCAGAAACAATCGAAATAATGCCAGTTTTACAAACGTCATTGATTAAGCGTCGATAGGTATCAATTTCGGTATCTTTACCACCCAGACACATAACCGAATGCTCTGTAGCTGGAACGCTGCCTGCAATAAGTTCCGATTCGCTGTTAGCTTCGTAAAAATGCTCTAACCAGTCAATAGCCGGAACTGTGTCAGATCCATTAAAAGATGTCATATGAGCCGCGCCAGAGACTAATGACGACTCAAAACTTGATTGACCTCTCATTGAAAAGTCATGGCCTTGCCATTGAATAAAATCGATCATTTCAGGATTTGTTCTTGATGCGTAACCTTTAAGAACTTTTTTATAGTTGTATGCAATTGTTGCCGAAGTGACCGGGTGCCAAATCACGTTAGATAAAATTGTCTCTAAAAAATTAGGTAGCCATGCAAATTCATCATGAGTATTTGTGATAGTCAAAATAGGAACTTTTAACGGGCATAATGAGCCCTCCGGTAATGCTTTTAGCTCGATAGGTAAATGTCCTAGGTCATGAAGTTTAGATAGGTGTTCACAATTCACCGCTCCTTTGCCTAAAGAGTTGTCCATGCGTCTTTGATACTGAGCTATAACTAAATCTTTAGGTTTATTGAAAAAGCTTTCGTTCCATCGTCTGATTAAAAAGTCTTTAATGAAGTATTGAACTCCAAAAACTACAACTGCGCTAATTCCATCAATTCGAGAAATTCTCGGCGTAAAGTTAGAGTAAACTTTTGTAGTATTCGCTGGATACATTGTGTGATGAGTGGTTTTATAAAAATCGGTATAGTTCGGCGCAGGGATCATATAATTTCTCCTTGTTTTGTAAAGATTCGGTTAATCCCGGCATCTTTTAATATTTTAATTCCTTTGGTAAAAAGCCCGTGGGAGACAAACAAATTAACTTCTTTGGCTTCGGCTTCTAACAAAGCCTTTGTTAAAAAGATAAAAGTCGCTCCCCCATCACAAATATCATCGACTATTAAAACAGATTTATTTTTTACATTTCCAAATAGAGCGTAGTTTAAAATATTGCCCGATAGCTGGTCTCTGACTTTTTCGCCATAGGCATAATCAGTTTTATAAAGAACGGAATATTTCAATACGGCCCCTTTGTCGGGATAACAAAGAATGTCGTGTTTTATGTTTGGTAGCGCATTGTATTGAGCTACTGAATTCTGAATGAGATCGGTCGCTGTTTTAGAGTGAGGATCTGAAATAAAAACCGTATCAAATTGTAAGCAGTTAAGAATTTTAGAAAATGTTTTCAATGCGAAGGTCGATTCGTTAGAAATTTCTTTGTCCTGTCTTGCGTAAGGTAAATATGAAATTTCCAAAACCGCTTTAACTTCGTTTTGATCTAAAAGGTCTTTTAGTTGAGCTATATGGATTAACTCCGATTCATTCTCATAGTCCCAGTAAATTGTTGCTGAATGTTCATTTAAAAGTGTTTGTGGGATTTTCCAAACTTGTGACGTCTTGTCCGGAAAAAATGTCGGTGCTATTTTGTGGCTTTCTAGTCTTATCATACGTCGTCCTTAATATGATTTCGGCAGTTGTCGCAGCATTTTTGGTTAGCCAGATCTTCGCTAAAGAAATTCTTTTCGCAGCATAGGCACTTCCTATTGCCTTCTTTCACTGGCAACATTCCAATATGAACTCTTAAATTATTTATTTGTTCGGCTTCATGATTTTTAGCACGAGATCTTCCGAACATAGTTCCTCTAACTGATTCGATCATGTTTATATCCCAATCCTTTCCAATAATTTTCAGACTTAGAGATGATGACTCTCCAAGTGTCGTGTTTTTGAAGTAACTTTGAACCCATCTTGTCTAAGTCGTCTGTTGTCGAAATATTCGGGTTAAACCATGCAGGATTCAGCGCCACTCGAACGAATACGTGTCTGGCATCATTGTTGTAAGGTGGGAGCGCAGCACTTGATCTTAAGCCCGCCTCGCAGTTACAGCGCATGAGTTGTATGAAATCGTCCGGCACGTTGTGTTTTACTTTTACAATTCCGCAATCAAAGCAAAATTCACATTTTACATTAGTCTCTTGAGAGTCGATTGGTTCAAATCCGTAGTAATACCCATTTTTATGAAAAAACTTACTTCTCCATGTTCTCGCGTGCTCCTTGAAGTCGTTAGGGGTGGGAACGCCTTTTGCGCCATCGCTAATTTCTACGATAACTTCTCTCGCGCCTTCTGAAGAGATATTCATTAGAATTGAATGAATACGACTGAGTAAAGAGCGGTTTTTGAGGGAGGGGAATCGCTCAATTAACCCAGTCATTTCAGTTAAAAATTCTTCATACTTAAGCATTATCCCACCCCATGAAATTCATTAACTCGTCAACGGTTGTTGATGTCGGTTTTGAAGGTAAATTTTTGCGATAGGCTTCCCATCCTCGGTCAAACCAAGAATTGAAAAATCTACCAAAATTTGATTTAGGCGCTTTGTGAGGATTGGCGACTAGCCAGTTACGAGCTTTTTTTAATTCAAGCTCGAGGTATTCTTTTGGGTAAGTATCGGCCCATGCTTTGATAAGATCTGATTTAATTTCTACAGACTTGTTCTCAGAAATAGCGATTTGAGTTTTTTGAATTGTAGCAGGTAAATTATTTTTTGAATTTGCTGAGTCCTCTGCAACCGATTCTTTCGGTTCGGAGGTTTTATTCTTTTCTATTCCTTTATCTTCTTTTCTATTATCTTCTATTAAGAAGAGGTTGATTTTTTGATATGTAAGTACTTGAATTGATTGAAGTGAACTTAGTGCTCTAGGCACACTCCATGAACTCTCTAACAACTCTCTTAGCTGTCTCTCGTTCATCTCTACCGTATCACTGGTATAGTCCCCACATGTCAGTACGATACCAAGGAACATCCAACGGACTGTCAATGGCACCATTCCGAGCTTTGAATCAGAACAAAAATTATTAGAAATTAGGGTCGCTTTATAGCCCTTTTTTAAGGTCGAATTGTATTTTAGAAAGTTGGTGACTTGGATTTTGTATAAATCAATTGGTGACAAAATATTCTCCTTTGAACCCGCCAGGCTTACAAAATGGCGAGCAAAGGAGACTAGATTTGAGACGAATTATTTCTTAGCTTTCAGGTAATATCACTTTTTAAGTGACCTTTCCCATGTCAAGGGAACGCGCTACCAACTACGCCAAGAGACGATTCGAGTTTAATCTAGCCCTTTGATCGGGCTTTTGTGAAGCTTGATCTTAGTCTTAATTATAATTTCTGGACTTGCAAGAAAAATATTAAGAAATTTTAACATTGAATAATTATGCAGCTTATTTTGAATTAACTACTTTGCGTAAATCTTCAAAATTTACTAAAGAGTATTGCTCGGTTGTTTCAATCTTAGAATGACCCATTAAATCTTTTATTTTGTAGATATTAATATCTTTACGACAAAGCTTAGTCGCGAACGTATGACGCAGCTTGTATGTTGGCTTGGTTTTTATGTTAAAGCGCTTACTATAGCGTTTTAGATTTTGATTAATTCGCCCGGTCGTAATTTTTCTACCACCGTTATTTAAGAAAATATAATCTTCATCGTTTTTATTTTTAACTAAATTTTTTAAGAGTCTTTCTGCTGGCGCGCTTACGGGTATTGTTCGATAGCCTTCGGCGTTCTTTTCACAGAATATGCGTATATGTTTAAACTTTGGCTCTAAGTTAAAGAATAAATCACATTTTTTAAGCTTACTTAATTCTATTGGCCTCATGCCTGTTAAAAACAAGAGTCTGAGCGCTCCACGCAGCCAAGGTATCCTTTTAATTTTCCTTGAGTGCCAGAGCATAATTGCAACTTCTGACCGCTCCCAGACGATTATAGGAAGCTTGTATTCTCTTTTTTTCTTGCTGTATCTTGTAGGACTGAATTCTAAATACATCCATTCAACACATTTGCTGAAAAAGTGATTGTATAAAGTGAATTGCCTATTTACGGTCTGAGGCTTTTTGATTTTAAGTAAATGAGATTGAAAGAAGTCTATGTCTTTAGGAGTTATCTCCAAGAGAGATTTTCCGAGGAAGTAGATTTCTAGGTCCTTAAAATAGGTCTTTTCTTGCTTCTGAGAAGAATAGGACTTGAGAATAGTGATATTTTCGTAATATTCAGCAATAGCACCTTTTAGAGTTTGAGTTATAGCCATAACAATCCTTTAATCAACTTGAAAATGAGAGTATCCTTATCCCCTCGTTATAATTGATTTTATCGACTTTTGTTAAGATTTCTCAACAAATGCAAAAGTTTTATGGTTGAAACATAAGCGCCCGTTAAAATCCTGTTAAAATTCACGCGGCTTTTACACCGCGCTTAGACCTCCGACTGCAACACAAAAATAACTGTTATTAATGTGATCGGAGGTTTTAAAAATTAGTTTTGTAAATCGGGAGAACCTTTTGATAGATCGAGAAACTTTTTCGCGTTAGACACCGCTATTGCCACCGCTCCGCTAGGCTGTTTCGTTCCATTGGCGGTAAAGAAATCAATCGCGCCCCATAAGTCCTTCTGGTCAATGTCTCCAAGCTTTTTTCCTTTTACATTTTTATTTCCGTGAGTCATAACCCAGTTTTTAAGTTCATCGTCTTTCAAAGGTTCAGCTTGTGGTTTTGGAGTTACATCTTTTTCAAAATTCATGTCCGGCATATCCTCCAAATCTTGAGTAAAGAAATCACTGGCATTAGTCGCCAAAATTACTGCACCCACAAAGGCACGTTTTTGCGACATTTTAGTCAAAGTATTTAAAAGATCACCAATCGGAGTTTCGACTTCAGCTACTTTAGTTTTTACGCCGTTAATCCATTCGTATTTTGTACGCATTCTGTTTTTTGTCTCGTGTGAGTTCGCTATCCCCTCACAGGTCGCCATAGATTTGCCAGTAGGTATATGATAAACCTCGATAGTTACGTCGATTTGAGCATAGTTACCTTGCCGATCAATGGTCTTTTCATTCTTGATGATTTTAGAGCCAAGTTTAAAAATATTAGTAAGCTTCTCCGCGCCCGGCTTATAAAGAGTTGGCTTTGGCGTTCCAGGTATAATCCCGTAGTCCACATCTTTAGTTAACTGTTTTTCGATAAACTTCTTTAACATGTTTCGCTGGTCAGTGAGCGCCTGCAAAGCTTTATCGTTTAATTCTAAGGCTAAATTAGTTGTTGTTAGTTCGTTCATTTTCTTTTCCTTTGTTAATAAGTTTAGTTAATTCTTCTTGAGCGATACGAAAGCGCTCCCAGATTTCTTCGGGGGTTAGTTCGGTCATGAGCGGCCTTTTGCACGTTTTAAAAGGTCTTCAATAATTTCATCTTCGCCGTTTTGTACTACTTTTGAGCTTTGGATATTATCAAAAAGCCATTCACACCATTTAACTAAATCCTCATGACAATTAACTGCGCGGAAAACAAAGATAGAGTTTTCTTCGGGATTTTCTCCCTCAAAATTTATCCAACTATTTCCGTCTATATCAATCGAGTAATATTCATCCTCGCATCTGCTTCCATTTCCTCGCGGTCTAGTTTCTTTTGTTGGCATCGGCCAAGGCGTTTGATTGTGTTTCATACTTTTCCAATCCGAATGTATTTTGTTTTTAAATCTTCTAACTTAATAAATTTACTCGTTCCTAGGCCGGGATATTCTCCGAGACGATATTGTCTATCTAAAACCACAAAATATTTTGTAGCCCAAGGCCAGCACTCGATTATTTTTTTAGAAAACTTATGCTGATAAATTTCAGTTTTTGGCATCTAACACCTCAACAACATCCGAAATCTTTATGCGATAATCGTCTCTTAAAAATAAAAACTCACCCTCAATTCTATGAACCATGTCGTTAACAAAACAGTCTTGCCAAGCGATTGACTGATTTTCTTTGTTTATGCGATTGATTTCTGAAATTGAATTTCCGCGACGTGCGGCCATTCTCTGATGCTCGTTTGAAATAGGCTGTTTCCCATATTTAAATTTAACCCATTGACCAACTTTAATCGACATGCACATACTCCTCACCACAACAAGAATTACCAACCTCGGTCCATTCTTTACATTTACGACAAAGCCCAACTTCAAGCGCATGATAAGCCTTTGAGAACGGAGCTATTTCACGCTTCTCTGCTATATCCATTTTCTTGAAAGCTTTAAAGATCGGATCTTCTTTATCTTTGTCAGTTAAAACGAAATACTCATCCTTAACCAACTCAGACTTACGAGCGAAATTAGACCGATCAACAAATTCATCTTGCTTTTGGCTTTCGCGCTCTCTGTCTGTTAATACGTTAGGAAGATTATCTGTATATTCACCCTTCATAAAATAGCCGCCCGAGCCTCTTCCTCTAATTTTTCATGAAGGTTTTTGATTTCATACTTTTTAAAAACTATTTCTTGAATTACGTCTTTAAGCTTTTCTACTGCTGCTAAAGCGTTGTCACATTCTTCATATTTTATGAATTGAGTAGCTGATACCTTAAGACTGAGTTTCACGGACTCAAGCTGTTTAAGCTGTTCGTTTTCAGTGAAAAGCTTTGATTGAATTGCTTCGGCGGTCATAACTCACCCTTCGCCAATTCTGATGAATAAATAAGATTCCTAAAGAACTGAGCCATAACCCAGCACCCCATTGCTTCGTATTCCTGTACTGCTCTATGTAGTTTGATCACTTCTTTGCTCATAATTTATGCGCCTTTCTTCTTTTCCTACCAAAATGTCTCGTTTTGAGAGAGAGTTTTTAGATAGGAGATTATTCGTATATTTAATAATATACACTATTAGTTTAATAAAACAACTAAAAAGATGTTGAAATTAACTTTTTTTGTGTTATTGTTAGCTTATGGATATAACAAAGACGTTGGAAGTTAAGGACGCTTTAAGCAAAAACATGGTTGAATTAAGGAAGAAGCTCGGACTTTCTCAGGCTGGGTTGGCCGAACTTATTGGTAAATCGGTTCAATCTGTTAATAAGATCGAAACCGGCAATTCGTGGCCTGATCACAATACTATTCAATTGATTGCGAAGGCCCTGTCTGTCGAAGAAACAGACTTATTTAATGACCCCACCATGGTCAGCACTTTGAATTATTTACGAAATAACAAGTAAACATCTTGATCTTCATCTTGAGTTAAAAGACATTAAGACTTTAAACAAAGGAAGATTTTATGAAGTATCTAGCCATGTTATTTTTTCTGTCTGGTTGCGCCAATAGTAGCGTATTTAATGATGTTAGCTTATCCGATATTTTTGCAAACCATGCTCAGGAAAATTTTGAAAAACTTTTAGGTTCATGGATTGGCGCTTCTGAGAGTAAATTAGTCAGTCAATGGAGCGCACCTACTGGCGTTTATAAAATGGACGACGGGTCTAAGCTTCTAATTTACGAAAGTTCATCTGGAGCAATTGCTAGCACGACATACTTAGCATATACAAATACAGCCGTTACAAGAGTTGGTAGCCGTTGGTGTAAAATTACATTCACGTTGAGTCCAAATAATTCAATAAATGGTTGGCATTACGATGGAAATAACTGTTACTAATATGAAATACTTATTAGGCCATGTCTAAAAAAATAAAGATCGTCATATTTCTTGCTGTATGCATAGTCGCAATTATTATTTTTATCATATTGCATAAGTCTCATAAATATGACGTCGGACAATGCATTTATACAAACAGTTTGACTACCTATTATAAAATAATAGGTATAAGCAACGAAAATTATGCTGTAAAATATTGTGATGAGACCTTTAGAAAAATGATGGATCAGCCATCAATTAAAAATTGCATGGATCAAAATTTTAGGACTTTTTCTATAAAACTATTCGATTATGCCAGCAGTAATGATATTTTAATCAATTGCGAAGAAATCAAATAACTAAATCTTCGCGTTCTCAAGAGCCGTTTCAACTAATTTAACGAGCTCTTTAGAACATTGCCGGGATGATCTACCCTGTAGTTCCTTATATTTTTTTTCATAAATTTTATTTACAGAGAGATTTATCTGAAAGGTTTCTTTCTTCTCTTCATCTAATTTTAATTCGATTTTTATTAAATCTTTATCCATGAATTTTAAAGTAATCCTATTAATTTGATAAATCTTTACTAAGAGTTAACTAGAATCAATATAAAATATTACTACCCGACTCAGTCGTGTAATATTTTCTAAAAGAAAGGAGTACTTATGCCTTATGTAGCAAAAAAGTTATTTACCGAGAACATCGCTGGTGGGATTATCCCGAAGGGATTCACATTCAGCGGCTCGGCGGCCGACTTACCGGTATCAAATGATCCCAATGATTCGCAGTCAATCTGCTGGCAATTTACATTAGTCGCAGCGCTTTAAGCTGATGTTACAACGTAATGAACAACGTTACGTTGTAATTTTATTCCGTAGTCGGATAGCAGCCTTGAAATGCTACAGCCATTGATGAAGTTACGTTTGCAATAGTCAAAGCTGAGCCAACCGTATTTCCATCTGAAACCATTAACATCGAATGTTTATTAGGATCGCCCGTAACAAAATCAGGTCCTGAGGTTAGCCATCCAGATTTGGCAGTTACTACGCCTCCGCCTGAGTTGTTTATATTAGAGACCACATATGGCATACCGCTCACAGAGACGTTGCCGCCTCCGCCTGTGATGCCTGAAATAGTAATCCTGTTCATGACACAAACAATATCCATTAACTTTATATAATAACCTACTTGGTCGGAATACGTGACTGAAGTAGGGGTTGATGTTGCCCCGACTATGCTCCCTGTCCAAGTTCCAAACGCAAACTGATTAAGTACCTTAAAAACTGTTGTTGTCGATACTGTCGATGGGCTTCGGGTGTTTGTAAGATTGGTCCCTGTTCCGGAAACAAAAACAGCGTTATTATTAAAATTAAGCGTTCCGTTTATTGAAGTAGTTCCCGAGATAGTGCCGTTGAATAGATTTGAAGTTGGATTATAGAGCTGGGCTTGAGCTACATTAGAACATTGAACAAACAATGAGACTGATAAAAATAGCGTAAAAATATAAGAGAAATATTTTTTCATCTTAATACTCCGTCACTGTTATGGCGCCTGTTGTCGGATTACCTGAACATATGCCTTGAATTTGGCCTGTGTAAATCGGGTACGGCATGTTGTAGTATCCAGATCCTGAAAGCAGATAAACTGTCGATGTGGTGCTTGTGACCGTTGTTGTTTTGGCGAACCAACAATTCACGTCAGTTGTGTTCATGATTTCTAGCCCCTTACGGTTGGCGTTTGATGTTTTAGCAACAAAAGATGTGCTCGCTGCATTTGGTGCTGATACCGTGGCGGTCGTCACGAAATTAGGAAGCATGTTGGTCTCTGAAACTGTCAGAGAATTATTGGGCCCTAAAACCACATTAGCCGTACTGGTTCCGTTCATTGCGGCAATAATTGATTTTGTTAATGGAACATCGTCCTGATCCGTTTGACTGTCGGCTATTCTTATAGAAGATGGTTTAATATTTCCTGCGTGCAATTTAGTTTGAAGTCTAAATGCGCCTTGAATCGTTCCGCCATTTGTATATACCACTCTGAAAAACTTAGTACCTAGAGCCGCAGAGTATTGTTTTCCTCCGCCTGCCGGTATTGTGTATTTATCAACACTGTCTAAATTAGTTCCATCTGATGAGTACTGTATTTGAAATCCATCAGCTGCAGAAGACTGATCGGAACTGACATTTACTGTTACATTCGAATAAGCTGAAACATCTTTATATGTCCCCGTAAAGACCGCATTTGCCCCAAGAGCGACCGCCGTTGAATTTCCTGAATCTAGTCCCGTAATAGGCACAGAGGTCACAGAGGCCGAAGGGTTAATTCCTGCTGTTGTGCCGGACACGTTAAGCACCGATGTTGTAGACACTCCTAGTATAGAGGAATTCAAAACCGCCGTAGTGGACACGCCTGAGATATTGTTATTTAGTGCGCTGGTCGTGCTTACGCCTACGATAGAAAATGATGCCGATGAGAATGAAACCGGAACTGCAGTTGATGTTGAAACCCCAGCAAGCGAAACGTAAAGCGGATTTCCTGAGGCTACGGCAGCGCCCCCTTGATAGTTCTCAGCTTGCGTTTTTAGATTTGTTGCCGTTGATTGAGCGACGTTAAGCGAGGAAGTTGTGCTTACACCTAAAACCGACGTATTAAATAATCCAGATGTTGAGACTGATGTAATCGCAGTATTTAAAGCTGCTGTAGTTGAGACCGCATTAAGGCCAAAATTCCAAATCCCATTTTGATTGACTGCGCTGTTGCCCGTAGCTGATACCGATAAAATACCAGTTGTAGAAACTGCGCCGATTGATACTAAAGGCTGATTAGATATTGATGAAACCCAAGGCGAGGTGATTTGCGTGACACCGATATTCCCTGTTGGAGATACTGATCCAGAAATTACCCATGGGCTTGTGCCTTGATTCACCGTAGAGTTACCAGTAGCAGAAACCGCTAAAATTCCTGTAGTGCTAACACCGCTTATGGATTGCTGCCAAATTCCAGATTGAGCCACATTAAGCGTTGTAGATACGGCTTGAAGGTTAACTCTTAAAACATCTGTCGATGAAACAGCGCTTATTCTCACATTTAAAGGAGAAGTTGTGGACACACCCATTAATGATTCTAAATTTATGCCAGTGGTTGAAACAGATAAAGCCGAAGTCGTACTTACGCCGCTTATAGAGCTGGCCCAAGTGCTAACCTGATTTACTCCGACATTGCCAGATTGTGATACGGATAATACTCCTGTGGTACTTACCCCACCAAGAGAAAACAAAGGCTGTCCGCTGATTGAAGTAACCCACGGAGATGTTCCTTGATTGACTGTCGAATTTCCAGTCGCTGAAACCGTAAGAGTCTGAGCGATTGAAACAGGTTGTGTAGTTTGCCAAAAAGTCCCGGTTACAGGAATTGATGAATTTAAAATGTTAGTTTGTAATACGCCAGCTGTGTCGGTCTTTATGTTATGCGCATTACTCCCGTCAGACCCCGACATAAAATAAGAGTAAAAAGGCACACTTGATCCGCTTACACCTACTCCTAGAGACATTGTAGCCAAAGACCCGTCGATGTTGTTTAGCGATGCATTCGCTATGACTTGATTTGCCGCTGTCGAAGTACCGGACGTGCTGACGCTAATTGTGCCTGAGACTAAATTTACAGGCACAGGATGCGCGACGGTATTGATTATTGTTGACGATACATCAGGCTGATAAGCCGCATATAAAGGTAAGGCTATAAATAAAAGAGTTACGGTGAATTTTAACATTATTTAGCCTCACATTTGTTTAAATATTTTTTTAGCTCGACAACATCCTGAATTTTCAAACAGGCTTTTTCCTGCTCAAAACTCCACTTAAGATTTGGTTTCTGCATTGTCTGGCACGCCATTAAAAATATGATCGAGATAAGAAGAGTCTTTATTTTTAAAAGCGTTTTTAATTGCTTGAATGTCATCTTTAACCTTTTTCTTTGAATCAATTTCGTCCCTAACTGACTTGACGGCTTTAAAAAGTCCGTACAAATCAGAAAGAGATAAAATGAAATCAATCATTTAATTTTTACCGAAGCGACGTAGTCCAAAACAAAAGCGATTGCTTTAACAATTTTAGAATCTTCGATTTTCGCTAATTCGGCGTCATCGTCTGGGCTTGCGGTAGCTTCCACGTAAGCATGAGCTAATGCGAAAATCGGTTTAAAAACCGCTCTTGCCACGCCCATTGCTAAAAGAACTGCTGCTGCGTTTGGATTCGCTTGCACAAATCCTAAAATAATTGCTGGAATATCCATAAACCCTCCTAAGGTTCGTTTTTCGGCTTAGTGCCGAGTTTGATTTCAATTCGATCTAATCTTTTATCTATTTTGTAATAGAGTTGTTTTGCCTCAGCTCCGTCAGAAGCGTCGGATCTGACTGAGTAAAACCAAAAACAGGAATAAATAAAAACAGGGATGCACCCGAGGGCTATAAAAAGTGGTATTGTTGTTTTTTCGTCTATTTTCATTTTCTCCCCTATAATTTAATCATCGCGTTTAAGAATAATGTCGGTTGCATATTTGGATGGGCATCGCCGCTACCAAATGGATCATTGACGGCTGTAGTTGCCTGATTGGTTGCAGTAACGGTAGATGTGTTTTGAGTATTATCTATTTGATTATTAACAATATGATCGGTTCCGCCAGCTACCCCGGTATTGTCGTGACCTGGTTTATTAGTATGAAAATGCGCATCTTGAGTATGATTGTGGGCTTGCTGAGTAACCGTTATAACTGGGAGCTGAGCTTCTGTTAGAGTGTGAGTCTCTGTGCCGAGCCATTCACCAAGAGTTCTCGAAGTTAATCCTGAGCCGCTACCAGCAAGAGCAATCGCTCTCCCTAGTCCTCGTGGTAAAGTTAAAGTCTTGTCCGCTGCCCAGTCCGCCTCTGCGCTTACTCCTCGACCTCCGCTCACCGGAGCTTGCGCATTAGCTAAGGCGCTCCAAAGAAGTAAAAATAAAGCCTCAGTGTCGTCGTTGGCTCTTCCGGTAGCTCCAGAAGATAACGAGCCAATTGATTTATCATCAAACATCACCCAGCCTGATTTAGCGGTCGTGAAAAATCCGAAATTCAGCTCTCCTGTAGAAAATCCATTTTCTACTTGTGGAATTGAAATATCATCTTGAGTCCATATCTCGTTTCCATCTGAATCTTGTAGTACAAATTTATAAGATCGAGACCCTATCCATATGTCCGCATACCCTGCTGCATCTAAAGTGACAGGATTTTCGTTAGGAGTTCCGTCTTTATCCAAATACGTTGTAAGCGGAGTGCTTGAGCCAGCCTGATAAGTATACAACTTGCCGTACGCTAAAGGCTGTCCTTCATCATCGAAAAATCTTTGTCTAACTACCGGTGCTAAATTCATTTGATTTCCTTTTTAATACGCATAAAAATTTCCATCCTTTAAAACGAAGTTGAAAGCATTTCCGCGAGGAATGACCCAAGAGGTGTCTGTGATGTCTACTCCGGCATCGTCTTTACCTATGTAAAACGTGCCACCTAAAACCGTGACTTGCTGATTTGTGAAATTTCTAACTAAAACTGAATAAGTAGCTGAGTTATTAACAGTTACGTTGATAGGATTTGTGCCCATGCATAAAAGAACATTTTCATTTGTAAGTGTGTAATCAGTGGCAGTTTCTCTAACTATTTGAGAAGTAGATCCGCCACCATTTGCTAGTGCTGCGTTGATCGCATTAGTGACGAATGATTCTGAAACACCGCCAGTAACAAGAGTTTTTTCTCTTTGTTTAAGTGAACCTTTAAATTTCCATTCGCCGTTAATTTTTACGAAAACATCAAGAGTTTTATCTAAAATCGCAGTATCATTATCAGAACCAAAATCGTCAGATAAACTAGAAGCAAAATAAAACGAGCTTCCATTTTTACCGTCTTTCCCATTAGTTCCGTTTTTACCATTGATCCCATCGCGGCCATTTTTACCGTCAACACCATGACGCCCATCTTTTCCGTTTACTCCATCACGCCCATGAATTACTTTAGGCGGTTCTGGTCTGATAGTGTTTTTCCAGTGAGGCGCTACTCTAATTTTAGGTGGGGCAAGCTTAATTGAATCTCTCCAATTATTTTTCATCTACAGCCCACCCCTCTGACAGAGCTTCTTTAAGATCGGCGTCGCTTGATACGGTCGCTATATGGCGATTTTTTCTTACTGTGATCGGGTAATTTTTAGGAGGATTTTCTTTCTTTAATTGCTCGACTACAGCTTTTAATGACTTGTCTCCGGAGGCAGCTTGCACGAGCAAATCTTGGCCTTTTTTGTCGATCTTAAGTTTGTCGATTTGATCTTGTGGTATGCCTGAATCAATGAGTTTTTGAGCTCCGTCTTGTTGCCATTTTGCGGGGCCTTTAATTGGAACATACTGTTGTTTGGTATCGACTTGCTTTTGCTGTTCAGGCTGTTTTTGCAATAGTTCAGAAGCATATTTAAAAATAGTTGCTGAAAACGCTTGAGGATTTGCAGCCGCAGCCACTTGAGCAGCGCCATCTTTTAATAAAGCTTCACCGAGTTTATTAGCAAGACTCGCAACAGTAGCCGCTCCGTACTTTTCGAGCCCGATTTTGCCAAGCATGATGCCAGCTGCGCCTTTGTAATCGCCTG